TGGTAGCGGTGGACGGATTTGAACCGCCGACCAAGGGATTATGATTTTCCTGTTTTTCAAATAATATCAATGCGGTTGGTCAGAAAATGCCCATAGATGGCGCACGGAAAAATCACGAGTCGTTCAAAGAGTGACTAACGATTGTTCCGATTCGAAATTCTCACACGTGCCTGCGTCATATTTGCCTATTATGGGATAGATGGTAACATATCTTGCATGAACGATATTCGCTAAACTGGGTCTTCCGTGGATAAGATCATGTCGATATAAGCCCCAAAACTTTACGGGGGCGGAAGAAGTCGACGTGACAACAAATGTGATCGACCTTGACGCTGGTCAGTTGGCTTGTGACACGCGGTGGTCTGTTGACGGGCCGGGCTTTATAGTGTTTGTTGATGACACCGGGTTTGAAAAAATTTCCGTCGTTGGAAATTGGGCTTTCGTTTTTGCCGGCAACGGTGCGTTAATCGAGGCATGGAAGAGGTGGCTTGGGTCAGACCCAACGACCCGAGGGAAAATTCCCCCTGTTTCGGTGGGTACCGGTGCGAACACGAATAGCATAGCTCTACATATCGCCAACATTACAACTAGCAAGCTCGAGTTCTTTCATGGAACAGCTCGGCAATATGGTGAAGAAGCTTATTTCGCAGGATCCGGCGGTCTTTATGCATATAACTGCTGGTCAGCAAACCGTGATGCTATTAAGGCAGTGGCAACGGCGCAGCAATCTGATCGTTATAGCGGAGGAAGCACTAGGTATCTTGCTTTCTCGGACAGAACGAATAATCTGAATGAGACGGCTACCTTGCACGATACAGCGGTAGCCCTCAAGACAAAGGGGAAGGTTATGTATTCGGACCCAAAAGCGAAGGAAATTCCGGTGGTCCAGGCGGCGGCGAACGACGCAAAGGTGCAGCAGGTGCTGGATCAGGTTTCATCGGGAGCGCTCGCCCCATCTGCGCCTTGCGAGGCGATGTATCGTGAGTGGGCACCTCAAGAAGTTGAAGAACTACATACAGTTCTAGATAAAATTTTTAAAGGATAATCAAGACGTTAGGAGATACCCTCCTAGGGTTTTGTTCTTCCAACAAAAGGGGCTGTCGGTGCAGCCCCGATACAATTTCGTTGTTTCCAGCTATTAATCATTGTTCGCACCCGGCTCTGCAATGCTTCCCGGTTGGCGATTAGCCGGGCAGCCTCGGTATGCCGGGTATCATCGTTCTGTGCCAACATCTCAGTCTCATATCCAAGCTGCCGTCCCATCTCCACATCGGGCATGGATGATAGGGGCGCATAGGCCACTGGCAGGCTGACCGTCTGTCCGCGCACCCGGCTGGCATCGGCCTGCATGCCAAAGGTGGGCGCGGTCGTGATCGCCTCCACGCTGAACTGTCCGCCCTGCGTGAACTGCCCAGACAGTTGCAGGGTCACATCGCCCGCAATCGTTCCCACCACCGGGTCGGGCCGGTCCTGACGGTACTGTGCCGCCCGGATGGCGCGGACGAACAGCGCATCCTGCGCCGGGGTCCAATCGCCCGCGTGCGATACCGATACCACTCCGGCCTGTGCCAGACTGGACTGGATGCCTGCCATGGCCTGCGGAATGGTTGTGCTGACCTTGGCGGGATGAATAGCACATCCCGACAGTCCGACCATGCAGGCGAATAGGAATGCCGCGCGGTCGCCCCGGTTCATGCCGCACCGCGCAAGTATGCTTCATTCGCCGCGACCAGCGCAGCCCAGTCATCACCAGCCGGATACAGACCACCGGGCGCGTGCAGTTGCCCCCACGCCAGACCGTGCACCTCCATGATGCGCGACCTGACCCAGCGCCATGTTGCTTTCTGCTTGCTACCCCATGTCAGGAGCGTCACAAGGTCGGTGTCAGCCGTGCCCGCGTAATCCCACAGCAGCAGGCAGTGGCCGCCCGCGCTGCCCGGCGTCGGATCGCCATGGTCAGCCGGACTGTCCGTATCCCATACTGGCGGCAGGTTGCCGTCCTGGTCCTCCCACATATCCGCCGTGGCAAGCTGCACACCCAGATAGGCGGCAGACAGGCCTGCGGTGATGTTGCGGATCCCGTTCAGGTCGCCCGGATCGGCGCTGCCCCAGATCGGAAACAGGGTCTGGTCTGTCAACGCATAGCCGTCGCGCAGGGCCGTCGTCAGTACGTCCACCTCCACGCCGCCGTTGTCCGTGGCGGGATTGCCGGGCACGTAGCCGGTGGAGCGGGAATAGAACTGCACGGCGGCAGGTGTGGTGACGGCAATTTGGAAGCCTGCCAGCGCCGCCGTAGCGCGCAGGTGATTGCCGATGCCCGCGCTGGTGCAGTCCCCCAGCACATCATTGCCCAGCATCAGCGGTGCGGGATTGAGACCGCTGCGGTCGAGCCGGGCAGGGGCCTGCCGCGCACAGAAGCCACGCATGGCGGATAGATGGGGCTGATTGGGACGGCGTTCGGCCGGGCGGCAGCCCAGTTTGCGATTTTTCATGCTGGCTCCAATAAAAAAGGCGGCTCCGGAGAGCCGCCTCGTGGTTACGCAATACGATTGATTGTTCTGATCGGAAATACGCTGTTAGCGTATTATTTCCCTTGCGACTGATACGCTTCCAGCGTATAAAATGCCTATGACGGCAACACACCACGCCTTTGACTGGCATGATGAAAAAAGCGCAGCGTGCCTCTCCATCCGTGGTTTCGATTTCATATACGCCGCCCGCATTTTTCTTGGAGAAGTGATCGAACGGGAAGACACCCGCAAGGATTACGGTGAGACACGGATTCAGGCAGTCGGGATGATCGAAGGGTGCCGTTACATGGTCGTCTACACACGGCGCGGCGATGTTACGTGGATCATCTCCGCGCGCCGCATGCACGACAAGGAGTGGAAGAAATGGCAAGGATGACATTGAGCCAGATCGCCCGGCACGGTGGAACCATCGACCGGGACAAGGTGAATGCCACCACAGAGGATGATATCGACCGTCAGGCACGTGAGGACGGCACGGATGATACAAGCCATCTGTCCGCCCCATACCCGACACCCGCAACCGTGCGGAAAACCCTGCACATGACCCAGAAACAGATCGCGGATCTAACCGGCATCCCTGTGGCGACATGGCGCAACTGGGAGCAGGGGCGTGTAGCACTGGATCCGGCCGTGCAGGCGCTGCTGCGTATTCTGGGGCGAGAACCAGATGCGGCGCGCCGGGCGCTGGATGTGGCGGCAGAATAGCGCGGACGCCATATCCTTCTCAATCATCTGCTGGCTCTGGCAGAGAACTCGCATATGGCGGTATGAGGATGCTTTACGCTTACCCGGTCGATCTGGAGACCAATCCGGACGGCACCATCACGGCTTCATTCGAGGGGCTGCCGGGGGCAACCGAGGGCGCAACCCGGGAGGAAGCCCTGCGCGAGGCCCAGGACCTGCTGGTCACATCGCTGTCCATCTATGTGGATGACGGTGCGGCCGTTCCCGTGCCGCCTGCGGCCAATGGTCGCCCTCTGGTCTATGTGCCCATGCTGGAAGCCGCCAAGCTGGCGCTGCATACGGCCATGCTGGAGAACAGGATCAGCAATGTAGAACTGGCGCGCCGTCTGGGCGTGGCTGAATCGTCCGTGCGACGCATGCGGGATCTATTACATGAAAGCAAGATCGGGCGTATTGAAGCAGCATTGCATGAACTGGGGCGACAGCCCACGGTCGAGATATTGGTTTCTACGGATATGAAAAATAATATTCTCAATTCCGTTGTGTTATGAATGTAATTCTATAATTAAATATTTTCAATTAACGTATGGGGTAAATAAAATATGACTTTCTTTAGTGATAATGGTGGAAGTGTATTGGTTAGTGTAGATCTTCTGAAAACCAATCCTACCGGTAAAATATCATTGGCCTATGGAGCATCTTGTACCGTGTCTGCTGAATTGGATGCAGACATACGGAGAGATAAGTTGGGGAGAGATACTCACATAGATATAAATATTTATTACGATAATGTTAGCGATAGAGATGATATAATTCAATGGCTTGATAAATATACGACCCCTTCAGGAAATTTTGTATCTACCAAAGGAAATTCATTTATTCAAAGATCTATTGATCCTCGGAATGTCATTGCTAATGAGATTATTAACTATCTTCGTCATGGCGATAAACGTCCTTCCGTCTTGCGTTCAGTCTGACATTATTCAATCCCACGGTTTTGCAATTGTGTTGCCACATAAAGCGCATGCAGCTTGAGCGGGATCGTGACCAGCAGCCCAATGAGGACGACAACGCCGCCCGCACCGGAGATGACGCCCTGCATAAAGGGCGTCATGCCGTCACCCCCAGCACCTGGAGCGCCTGCTGCACCTGCGCCTGGGACGGTGCAGCGGCAGAACCCGACAGGCGTGCCCCGACATTCCGGCGCGTAGCCACGCTGTCCAGCAGGGCCTTGAAGGCCGACACGATGGTGCTCAGCGCGTTCAGGGCCGTGTTGGCGTTGGACAGGTCGGTGCTGCTGACCTTGGTCGAGACCCCGGTGATCGCGGCGCTCAGGTCGCTTTCCACCTTGGTCAGCGCAGACAGGACGCTGTCCACCCGGGTTTTCCAGTTTGTGTCGTCATAGGTGATGATCAGCGTGGAGCCGGCCGCCGTGGAAAAGTCGGTCAGGGCGGTGGACAGCGCCGTGTCCGCCAGGCCGATGATGCCCACGGCGGGCGTACCGATCGCACTGGCGACGGCCGCGATGCTCAGGACGGTGGTGACGGCGTTCAGGCCAGCCTGCCCGTAATCCTTGATCTCGGCCACGTTGATCGTGATGGTGGTGACATTGCCGGTTGTGGTGCTCTTGCACCCGGGCAGCATCGCGGTGGCGGCGATGCCGGCCGCTGACAGCAGCCCCATGCCAAGGAAACGGCGGCGGCTGCCATCAATGGCGACGAAGTTTACACGCTGGGTCATGGACCAGTTTTCCAGTCTTGATGCGAAAATAGTCCACCTTCGCCACAACGCCGCAGAAATCCGGCGTTTTTTGCGTGATGCAGGTGGACCAGTTTACAGGTGGCGGGATGCAGGAAGCCCGGCGGCCGGTTTACAGACCGGCCGGATCAGGTTGACAGATCAGCGGATCGGCTGACCGGGCACGACCGGGTGCGGGGCCTCGACCTTTGCGGGCGCGACCGTGGCGGCCACTGTTGCCGGCTTCGCCTCGATCGCGGTTTTCAGGTCCGTGACCCCGCCCACGATCTTCGTGATGGCGGCATCGACGCCGTCCAGATCGAGGTTCGGGGCCGCGCGTTCGACAATTACGGGGATCAGCAGCTGCAGCACGGTGCCGGCCAGCTGGATGTCCGCCTGTGTTGCGGCCGTATCCTTTTTGCCCAGCGCGGTTTCGAGCAGGCTTTCCAGCGCGGGGATCGCGGTGCTGGTGGTGGTGTCTTCGGCCATGTCTGGCATCTCCATAAAAAAAACCGCCTCGCTGGCGGTTACCTTGGGTTGTGTTTTGTTACACAAATGCGCGCTCTGGTTGCGTATCCTGCGCGCGCAGTCCCGGCCTTTATCGGCCATCCAACCACGGGGCCGGGGCTGTAGCAGTCAGGCCGGCGGGGCAGCGCGCACCGGTGGCTTGCCCGGCCGGGTGGAACCGGGCGGCACGTCAAGGCGCTCTTCGACCTCCCTGCGCGGGACGGTGGCCGGAACCATCGCGGCCTTCTTGCCCGGCTGGTAGGCGGGCAGGTTCCAGCCGCGTGCCTGCGCGATGGCCGTGACAAGGGTCCAGACCAGCACCCATTTCGAGGTTGGGTCAGGCGGCCGCCAGAACCGTGCGATCAGGGCGCAGGTCGATATCAGGAACGACACGATGACCACGATGTCGCCGGCATACTGGGCCGGCATCATCGACAGGACATCCTGCATGATGGAGACAGGATCCATATCAGGCCTCGCTGACGGGATGGGGCACGGCAGGAGTGGTCTGCAGCGCCTGGTCGATCTGGGCCATGCTGATATGGCCCGGCCCGTTCTCCACGGTCGTGATGCCCGCGATCAGCGACCGCTGCGTGGCCGGATCGCGCAGGTTCAGCACGGTATCGGGCTGCACGCCCATATGGTTGCACAGGGCGTAAACATAGGCCCCGGTCGGGTTCTCGCTGGGGGGCGCATACACGGAGATGATGGCACGTACCGTGGTCAGGCCCCGCTCACCGTAGCGTAGCAGCTGGTCGCGCAGCGCGCGGATGCCGTCCGCCATGGTGGAGAAGGCCGCAAAGCGGGGGCAGGGCACGCCCGTTTCCAGATGCGCGCCGGGCTGGCCCACATAGTTCAGGTTGCCGGGGTTGTTGTTGCGGATCCCGCGCGGGAGCTTTTCGCTCATATCGTCATGTTCCTTGTTCGGGGCATTGCCCGCGGTCATGGATGGCCACCGTGCAGGAGATGCGTGACCCAGTCGCAGAAGGGCGGATAGGCGAACAGGGCGGCCGCCACGGTGCCGATGACGGTGATCAGGCCCACGATGGCCGTACCGATCGCCTTGACCGCTTTCATGCCGCCGATCAGCTGGCCCATGCATTCGCGCATTTCGGTCGACAGGGTGCGGACCTCGACCCGCAGGGCGCGCAGATCCGTCTCGGTCGCTTCGACCTTGGTTTCAACACGGACCAGCCGGTCACGCAGCTGGGGATCTTCACCGAACCCCAGCAGTCTCCACAGAATGAACATCAGGTTTCCAGGCAATAAAAAACCGCCTCAATGGGCGGTGGGGCAGGCTCGGATTGTCAGGGCCGGTCAGGACGTGGCGGCAGCCGCCACCGTAACGGTCAGGCTGGCGGGGTTGGTCAGGCTGCCATTGTTTGTGGCGCTGATCGTGACCGTCCCTGCCGCCTTGGGCGTATAGGTCACGGTCCGGGTCGTATTCACGTCCGCGCCAAACGTGACCGTGCCGGATGAAAACGTGCCACCCGCGCCGCCATCGGACAGCGTGACCGTGACATCGGCCTGCGGCCCGCTGCCGCCGGGTTTCAGGGACAGCGTTACGGGTTCCGCCGCAACCGCCGTATCCGGCCCGGTCAGGACATAATCCGTGGTCGTGCCGTAGCCGCTACCGATGGGGTATCTGCGCCCCGGATCAGCTATGGCGGCAGTGCCCGCAGGCGGTGTCCATGACGCCGTCCCGTCCCACAGGACATTATTGACGACGCAGCCCGCAGGATTGCCCCCCGACGCCGCCGTCAGGTAGACCGCATAGACCTGTGCCGTAGAGGTGGTTGTTCCGCTCATTTTACCGCATCTCCACAATGACGCAGCCCTGATACCCTGCGCCGCCGTTATAGAATGTATCGGAATAGTTCGGGTCATAAGCGCCGCCCCCGCCCGCGCCAAAGCCCATCCCGTCCTCCCCGCCTTCGGCCCCGGCACGGCCACCGCCGCCCCAGGGACCGGGAGCGCCATTGCCAGCACCGATTTGCTGGCCATTGCTCTGCCCGTCACCGCCATCGGTTCCGTTGGACCATTCGATGGATGCCGCCCCATTTTTCCCTTCCGGCTCGCCGCCAGCGCCGCCGGCGGAACTGTTGGTGTTCACCCACAGCGCACCGGCCCCCCCCGTGCATCGGGCCACTTCGGTGCCGTTGACCGTTATGTAGGAATCCCCGCCATTGTTCTGGACACCGATGGTGCTGTCGGGGGATGCCCCGCCACCGCCAACGGTGAACGCGACCACGTCCCCAGGCGAGACGGATATATATGCCTTGAGGTAACCACCCGCACCACCGCCTGCCGCTATTACTGAATTGGTAAGATCCGTACCCTTGCAGGAACCGCCCGAGCCGCCACCACCGACCAGCGTGACAATCAGTAGGAATATTCCGGCTGGAACGGTGAATGACCCGCTGGATATGTATGTTGTCGGTATTCGTGTGATGTCAGCGTAATTGGCCAGGACCGGGTAATGCGAGGCGTCACCATCGTTGTAAACACCGACCGCCCGACCAACGGAGTTAAAATGCACACCCTGTCCCTGATAGTCGCTTGTTCCCATAGCCAGCGTGCCGGAAACCAGCTTTGCCTCTGCGGCCTCGGCGCGTGTGGTTTCCGCAGTGACGTCACTGTATTTTGCCAGCTGCACGACCGTCGCAGATGATATGGCCGCCCCGTAAACCAGCATCGGGGCGCCAAGGCTGGTGGACCAGTGTAGTCCGTATGCCTGATAATCCGTGGCGGCCATGGACAGGGTGCCCGACACCAGCGTTGCCTCGGCCGCCTCGGCACGCTCGGTTTCCGCCGTCACATCGGACAGGAGCGCGCCGATGGAATAGGACGTCCCCAGCGAGGGCGGACGCCACGCCATGCGGCCATCGCCATCCTGCGAAATGTCACCAATCTGCGCGTAGCCGGATGCGCCACCGCTTTCCGGGCCATAGCTTGAGATCAGGTATCCGCCGCCGGTAATGGTCTTGCCATCCGTGCCAACGTAGGAATAACGAAGCCCCGGATAAGTTGTATCCCGACCGAGAAACACCTTGCCCGCTACCTGGTCATAACCGCCGCCCTGCTGGACCGGGGTGAAGGCGGTCCCCCCGAAGGGACTGGCAATCAGTTTCTGGATGGCGGCCGAGAGCTGCCCCCAATTGGTTCGATCCAGCGTCAGGCCGGAATCAAGGATGACCTGCACCACCTCGGCCACCAGCATGTTGTAATGGGAGGCGGGGAAATCCGTGGCCGGGATGGTGGCGGCCGGATCCCCGTCAGTCGCCCAGCCCGGCGTGCCGGTGGCGGGCATCGTGTCGCGTGAAGCCTCGACAACGGTGCCGGTGCCGATGATCAGTTCCATCGGTTTTCCTTAGCTGTAGTTGAAAATGAGGATGGTGTGCGCGGGCTTGCGGGCGTTCAGCTCGCATTCCAGCACCGCATTGCTCCATGTCGCCCACGGGTTCCCGAAGGACTGGCCGAATTTCAGGCGGTTGATGGTCAGCTGCGGGCAGTTGACCTGCCAGGTATAGGCCCATGCATCGCCGCCGAAGGGCGTGCCGAACTTGCGGCGGAACCGCGAGGGCGCGAACTGGGTGATGGTGATGTCGTAACCAAGGGCCCTGGCGAAGGCGACGAAGTAGTCGACCGACGCGCCGCCGTTATCGGTCAGGCGCGCCACCACCTGGGCACGGCGCAGTTCCACGGTCGGGCTTTCGCCCGCACACGGATCCGGCAGGCCCAGCGTGGCCTCCCATTCCGGCAGCAGGTTGACCGTGGTGGAGGGGAAGGCGTCATCGATCAGGTCACCGGCCGACTGGGCGCTACGCTGGAACGACGGCGCCCATACGCCTGCCATCTGGTAGGGCATGCCATCCGGGTCACGCGACCAGATGCGCCCGCGTGGGAGCAGGTTGAGAAGCGCCGTGCGGAAATCCGCCACCGAGTATCTGGGTGCTGCCATGGATCACGCCGCGAAGCTTATGGCGCCAAGGGTCGGCATGGTGCCGGCATTGGCACCCGTGACCGGCCCGGTCGGGGACTGGACCTCGAAACTGTCCAGCCCGATGGCGCCGATGGCTTCCTCCCAGTCGTTCGGGTTGATGGTGCCCCCGGGGGCTGACAGGCGCACGAACATGTCGGTCAAGGCTTCGGTAATCAGTTTCTGGTTGGCCGTGGTGTTGCCGGTGCCCAGATCCGTGATGATGAAATCCGTGGGCTGCGCGATGGGGGCGCAGACAATGACCAGTGCGGTGACCGGCTGGCTGGGCTGGATGGCGTTGGCCACCGTCAGCTGGTCGCCGGTCGCGGTGGTGTAGCGGTCGTCCCCGGTGGCCGCGCCATTCGTGCCGTTGGGGAAACCGCCGTTGTCCGCGTTGGCCTCATCCAGCATGATGTAGACGACCACCGTGCCGGCACCGGCACCATTGCCGACCACCCACGCCCGGGTAACGCCGGCCACGGCTTCGGCCCAGCCGACGTAATCATCGGCTTTCCCGTCCTGTCCCTGCGCCTGGTAGGCGTCCATGACCCGGGTGCGGAAATCGGTATCGTCCTCGATATCCGCGCCGCTGACGGTGATGTCGGTGACGGTGCCCGTGGTCTGGATGCCCGGCACCGGGCTGGACAGGGTGACGATGGTGCCCAGCGTGACGTTGCCTGCCGTGCCGGTGCTGCTGGCGGTCCAGCTGACGGTGGTGATCCCGTCGGCCGTCACGCTATCAGCCGACGCCGTCGCCAGCAGGCCGCCCTGCAGGGCGAACTGCGTGCCGGCTGGAATGACGGCCGTGCCGGTGGCGGTGAAGGTGGCCGTGCCGCTGGCGGCCGTGGCCCCCTTGCGATACACACCCTTGAGCGCGCCCCAGGCGGCCAGATACGCACCCGTGGCGGTCCAGGGCACCGACTGCATGGCGACCCAGTCGATATAGCCGTAATGCAGCCATGACAGGCCCGCCAGCACCATGGACAGCACGTAGATGACCGAGAAGCGCAGCACGGCGGTCACGCCGGGGATGCCGCCGCTTATGACATCCTGCAGGGCCTGCTGGCGCAGTTGTGACAGGGTCGGGCGTGGATAGGCCATGTCAGGTCAGACCCTCCCAGGCCCATGAAAACTTGAACACCCGGGGCGTGCTGTTGCCCGGCTCGGTGATGGTGATGGAGAATTCGGCCATGGTCCGCACGGTGGGGTTCCACCAGGCCGCGACATCCACCGAGGTCGCGACACCGTCATCGACCAGCCACTGCAGGGCCTCGGAACAGATGTCCTCGATCTCGCGCGGGATGGCCCGCGTGCCGACCTTGACCGCGCGCCTGAGCTGCCACAGGCGAGAGCCGATGGGCAGGTCGGCAAAGGCGTCGCCCCACCAGCCGCGCCGGTCGGCCGAGGCAGCACCCGTCGGGCCGGTAGGGGACTGGATGCCGACGGCAGTGTCATCGGATGATGGCTGCTGCGGTGCCACGCGGTCTGTGAAAAGCGAAACCATGACCGCTGATTTCAGGGGGTTGTCCAGCGCCAGATCACTGGACACGATGGGCCAGTCGCCGCGGGCTTCGCGGACGTTCCAGGTGATTGCGATATCCATTATGTTTCCGTGAGATCGAAGGGCGTGGAGGCCGCCGTCTTGTGTGCTATGCCTGCCGGGCAGGGGAGCAGCATGAACACAGACACAGCACAGGCCCGGCCATGCCGCTGATTTTCAAACCGCATGCCCGCGAGGCGATGGAGCGCCGCAGCATCGAACCTGAATGGGTAACGGACACGGTCCTGCACTCGGAATGGACCGAAGCGGACCCCATCCATCCCGAGCGTACGCGCTCATATCGCGCCATACCGGAACTTGGAGGGCGCATTCTTCGTGTTGTCCATTGGCCCGAGGGTTCTGATATAGTCGTACTGACTGTTTTCCCTGACCGGGATGCAGAGAAGCGGAGAGCAAGGTCATGATAAAAACCAGCTACGATCCCGAGACCGACGCCATGTTCATCTGGGTTGGGCCGGAAGGGGCAAAATCCGTGGAAACCCGCGAAGTCTCCCCCGGCGTGATGCTGGATTACGATGCCGATGGCGGGCTGATCGGCATCGAGGTCCTTGATGTGCGCGAGCGCACGTCTCGCCCGGTCCATGGGATCGCGGCGGAGTAAGCATCAGACGGGCGGTCCCGTATCCGCGCCATTATTACCGTTGGAATGTTCGTGGCTGGACAGCTTCTTGCCCTGCGCCACGACCTCATTGCCGGTGATGGTGCCCCCGGCCGTGAAATCGCCGGGGGTGGTGACCTTGTTATTGGCCGGGTTCAGGGCGATCGACCCGTCCGCCATGAGCCAGATCCGGCTGCCGGTGGAAGGATGGAACAGGCAGACCTCACCGGGCTGCAGGTCTTTCGGCCTGCCGCGCTGGTCGCCGGTGGCGATGACCACGCCACGCGTGCGGTCGCCGCCGATGAAGGCGATGACCAGGTCGGACCCCGGCACCGGCCGGCTGGCCAGCCCGTATTCCTGCATGATCGGCAGGTCGGCCTTTATCTCCCCCGCCGCCAGTGCGGCCTGCACGGTGGGCGTGTTGGGGGTTTCGTTCGTGTTGGCGGTCTGGCGGCCGATGCCCAGCGCCATCATCACACGGCGCGCGGTGCGCAGAAGGGGCGCGGTCATGATGTGGTATTCTTCGGGGCAGCCAAGTCCTCGGTCTGGATGGATGTGTCCACGCTGTTCTGCGCACTGTTCATGACCTGAAGGAATTTATCGGCTAGTGCCGGGTTAAGCAGAGGCTCAGGCGAGAAGGCGCCGGGGGGCATCAGTACGACATCGGCATGGGTTCCGTCCTCGACCGTCTGGCGCAGGGTCAGTTCCCCGATCAGCAGGTCCGAGACCGTGCCGTCGCGCGCGGTGACGGGGGCGAGCGTGTTGGGCAGCCATAGCTGTCCAGCCGCGTCGCGCCAGCTGTCGGCCGTCAGCGTGACGGGATAGGCGCGACCATACCGGCGGTTGACCTCCCACTGCGCGCGCTGCTGGCAGACCTTATTGTTCTCGTCTCCGTTTTCTACCGGAATGAACATGATGCGCGTACGCGGCACGCCACTGTCCGTCGCCTCAATGCCTACGGTCAGGGCACTCATCTGGCTTGCCAGCGCATCGACATGCGGATCGGTGAATAGGGATACGGTATTCTGGTTTATGGCGATAACCTTGGAATACCGACCGCCAAGGCTGCGTACGGTCTGGATGCGTTCGACGTTCTGACCCACCGTAAAACCGCTGGCCGCGCGGCGCGTGCCCACGGCTGACATGCAGATATTGCCGTCCGGCCGGTCATAGAACAGCACGGCGGCAAGACGGGAGACGCGCTCGATCACCTCATAGGCGGTTTCCGTCAGGATGACGGAAAAGGCGAGGATGTCGGTATCGCCTGCGCCGTTGACGGAAATCACGTCAATGTTCATGCGACTGGCAACAGCCTGCGCGATGGCCAGCACGTTGGTACTGTTCATCTGGAACGTGCTGAACTCGGCGGCGCACTCCACCAGATCGACGGATTTCGAGGCGATCTGCACCTCGATCATGTGATCTTCCGGCCCGAGGTCATCCACCACGGTGATGACGTATCCGGTGAATACCAGATCAGCCCCGATATAGACCTGACAGGTATCGCCCGGGTTGAGAGTGCCGGCCCCGGTGGCGGACGCGTGGGCGGCTGTCATGCCCAGCGTTGCCGTCCAGGGCATGATCTCGATCCCCAGCCGCAGCACGGCCGACGTCCAGTTGGTGATCTGGCGCGACGCACCACCGGTCGTGACCACGATCGAGACCTGATCCGACGGGGCGTTATTCCATCCCAGAAAGTCGGACAGGGCAGTCAGCGCACCACTCATGATGACAGGGCCTCGAATGCGGTTGGCATGAAAGCGGGATGGATGGGATCGGCGCGCCGGATCAGGTCGGGCGCGCGGGATCCGTCGGCATAGAGCTGCTGGGCCAGCACCAGCGCGGGCAGGGCGGCGTTGCGGGTGACGGTGATCATGTCCGGCAGGCGCGCGCCCCGGTCAGCCAGATCCTGCAGCACCTGTGCGCGCAGCGACCGCAAGGCCTGAAAGCTGGCGTCATTGCCACTGTCGGCCGCCGTGATGGCTTCATCATCGAGCAGCGTGCCGACCTTGAGGCGCATGGCCTGCGCGTCCTCGGCGGATGAAGGCTGCCAGTCCCCGCAGGCGCGGGCCAGCGACAGCAGGGCAGCCTGCCGGCACAGCGTTGCAGTCGCGGCCTGCGCCGTTGCAATGGCCCCGCCGATCGGTGCGCTGGAGGCCATCACCGTGGCATCGCAGGACACCAGCGGGGTCAGGACCGCGATCTGTCCCGCCGGATCCGCGATGGCCGAGCGGACCGATTCCGGCACGGCAAGGATGCCGGTGGCCAGCGCCGTGGCGTCTGCCGCATCCGCCAGCCCTGCCACATTGGCGCTGACGACCTGCCCGTTCGTGGTCAGGTCTTCCAGCACGCTGGCCTCGGTCGCATCGGGATCGGTGGCGGCGCCATTACCACCCACATACCGGCCAAGGTTGCCTGGCAGGACGCCAAGCGAGGCCTGCCATGCGCTGGGGGAACGGATGGCCGTGACGGCACCCGCGCCCCAGAGACTGGCGACGGTACGCCCGGCACCGAGGACGGAGCGCCCGTAGGAATACGGGGTCAGCGTACTGGCGGTGTAGTCGGATGACGCAGATGCGCCGAACGCCACGGCCGCGACCCCGATGGCGGCGTCCAGCGCCAGGGTAATGACCGAGCCGAGGTAATTGACGACCTCGACCAGTTCCATCTCGATATCGACGATGCCCATCACCCCGTCGCGTTCGTACCACTCGAAGCGGGTGAGGGCGGCCTGCAGCGCGCCCACCGTGGGATGGATCAGCGTGCCCGGCCCCTGTGTTTCAGCCGCCATGACCAGCAGGTCACGCTGCACCAGGCATTCGGGGCCGATCAGGAAGCCACGGATCCGGTAGGAACGCGGGGCGCGTCCCAGATCCTCAGCCCATGGCTGGTCGCGGAACGGGTAACGGTGGATCTGGAAATTGCGCCCGTTGCTGCCGCCGCTGCCGACAACCACAAAGGGGACGCCACGGAACGACCCCTGCAGGTATTCTTCCGCAAGGGTCGTGATGATTCCGGCCATGTCAGTTTCCTACGGGTGTGAGCGCGGGCGGCATGGCCTGCTGGACGGGCATCTGGTTGACGACGCGCGTACCCGGTGTGGATCGGGTCACACGGCCCTGTGTCCCCGGATCCGCCCTGACGTGAACGGTCATGGACTGGGGCTGGCCACTTCCACCCTGCGGGGTCGCCGCCGTTCCGGCTGCTGTCCCGGGGGGAACGCTCATTGCCGGTGCCGAACGGCTGTCACGCGCGATCGTGGCGACATAATCCTGCGTCTCCTTTGGCAGGACGGACAGGTCATGTGTCTGGGCAAACCGGGACACGGACCTGCTGTATGGCCCTGCATTGTAGGATGCATCCGCCACAGCATAATCGCCGCCGGCCCGTTTCAGCAGCTGGCTATATAGCCGTGCACTGGCATCAAGGTTCTTGCGCCAGTCATAATCCGGGGCATTGATCGAATCCGCCACTCCAAGCCCGCGCGCCGTTGCCGGCATGAGCTGCCCGGGACCGAAGGCCCCGGCCTTGGAGACGTTGTTGTAGCCGCCGCCTTCCGTGCGCAGGAGTGCCAGGTAATGGTCCGGGTCAAGGCCATATCGCTGGGCCGCCGCGATCCCCGCCTGCTGTATCGGGGCCGCAAGCCGGGGCGACCGGTATCCGGTTATGCGATCGACATACCCGGCATACCAGTCCATGCCCTTACGGTCGTAGCTGCCTACGGCGCTGACGCCGGACATGACCGTCTGTTCCACAGCGCCAGCAGCCGCTGCGATCTTCTTGCCGATCCAGCTGTTGGATACCGCATCGATGGACTGCGAGATCTTGTCCACGATGGGCGAGATATAGCTCCAGGCCGACGAAAACGCGTCCTTGATCCCGTCCCACATATCCGAGAAGAACTTTCCCAGATGCCCCCAGTGGTTGATGATCATTGCGGGCACCGGAAACAGGGCTTCCGTCAGGGTGCGGACATAGCCGGTATTGTTCTGGAATATGCCCTTGAGGCCATTCCACATGCCGGCGAACCGCTTGCTGATGCCGCCCCAGTGGGACCACAGTTCATACCCGGCCACCCCGAGTGCCGCGACAGCGGCGATCGCAGCTGCTACGGGCAGGCTGATGGCGGCGAGTGCTGTGCCGATCGTGACGGCCGCCGCCGCAATGGAGGCGAGGCCTGTAAGGACTGGCATCGCATAAAGGGCGGCAATGGCGATCAGCGCATCGCGTCCGGCTGATTTCCAACCTCCCAGGCGGTCCACAACATTGCTTATGGCCTGATAGGTGCTGCTGATATCGCCCTTGATCTGCTTCCAACCGGCCGTGCGCATCCATGTGACGAACTGCCCGACGTATTTTCCTATGTCCTGCGAGATCCATTTGCCGTTGACTGCGATCCACTCCGCCATGAATTGCAGAACCGGTGTGATGGCGGGTTCCAGCGTCTGCGCCAGACTGTTACCGAAGCCTTCCACAGCCAGCCCAAGCTGCTGCTGGGCCTGCCGCATGCGATTTGCTGCATCCACGCCTTTCTGGTTCATCACGCCATAGCGTTCTGCCAGCTGCAGGTTGCGTTCAAACTCGCGCCCGGTCTGCTGGAATATGGGCATCAGACCCTGTGCAGCACCACCGAATAACGTGGTTGCCGCGACAGCCTGCGCGGCCGGGTTGCGGATCTCGCGCAGGCGTGCGGCTACGCGCTGGAACAGTTTGTCCGGGGTGAGGGTCTGCAGTTCCTTCATGGATACGCCGACCGCCCTAAACTGGGCGGCAGCGGCCGGGTCCTGATTATGGGATGCAGCCCAGCTGGTCTGGGACAGCTGCTGCAGCGCACCGGTCATGGATTCAGCCGAGCCGCCAGCCAGCTTGGCTGCGTTCTGCATGGCCTGCAGTTTCTGCGGCGCCATGCCCATGGTGCGCGATGTGGTGCGCAGGTCTGTGCCGACCTGTGCCCACGCGCTGGCAAGGCGGTACACGCCCGCCACGCTGGCGGCACCGGTCAGCGTGCCGAGCACGGGGACAATCTGGCCCAGCGACTGGAACGCACCCAGGGCAGACCGGCCGACGCCGACGATGCCATTATTCAGGCGGGACAGGCCCGACAGGCTGGCAAAGCGGCCAAAGGCCGCCTGCACGCGGCGGACGGGGGCCTGCATGCGGGCGATGCGGGTATTGATCCGCTCGATCGTCTGGCTGGCCCGGTCGGCCGCGCTGATGACAACCTTAACGCCTGCGTTTGGCACGTTCGGCCTCCCGTTTCTGTTCCGCCGCGATCTGGCTGGCGGTCTCGATCGCGTCGACCATGTCGGTGCCGGTCAGCGTTTCCACGTCATGGCGTGACCAGCCGGTGAAGAACCGGCACAGGTCCGCGCCTAGACGTTCCCAGTTGCCGGGCCAGAAATAAAAAAACCGGTCAGGTAGTCGGCAGCTTTTGCAAACCTGCTGATCGGCATCTTGAGGACGGCGGCCTTGGGCCATTCGCTGACTGCCTCGACCAGGGCGATTTCCGCCTGCAGGAAGGCTTCCGGCGTGCCCTTTGCTTCCGCCGCCTTCATGATCCGGCGTTCGCGCACCGTTGGCTCACGCAGCGCCATATCGCTGAATGTGCGGCCGGTGGCCTCGATCGGGTCGGGGAAAATTAAAGAAAAGGACGGGGCGGTGTCAGGTTCTTCACCGGGCCTGCGCCGCGCGTCTTCTTCGAACCCCGTGACGAACACGACAGCACGGTCGAGGATGGTGCTGGGCAGTTCGATGATGGCCCGTTCCGGCACACCGGAGATGCGTGCGACCAGACCGATCTGGGAATTGTAGACCGATTCCGGTGTCATCTGCCGGCCCATGGCCTGCGCCGCGCACAGGATCTGGTACACGTTGGGTTCATGCAGGCGCAGCGCCTCGAACGTGCCGGCCTTTTTCACCTCAAGCGGCGGGTCCAGATCGATGACGAGGGTGCGGTCCCCGTCATCTTCCTGTTCCACGTCATCACCAGCAGAAATCACGATGGCCATGACTTCTTCATCGGTGGGCTGTCTGTGGTGATGGCTCACGAAACGATATCCTCGGTCACGGTGTCACTTTCGACATGCAGTTCGAACGTGCCTTCCTGCGTGTTGACGGTGATGTTTTCGGTCTGCCAGCCGGTGTTGCAGGTAATGACCTTGCCGTTGGCGCAGACCAGCACGACGGTCAGGTCGGACGCGCCCTGCAGGCTGCTGACCGGGTAGTCCCTGCGGTCACGGCAGGTGGCGCTGATGAAGCCCTGGCCAGGCATCTGGGTGAAACCCTCGACGGCAGACTGGCCCTTGGCGGTCTCGTTGACCGGGCCAGAGGCCTGCCACTGGCCTTCGCCCACGACGTTGAAGGGGATGCCGTTGAGGGTGAGGGTCGCGGTGCCGCCAAGCGGCCCGCGATAGACGGTTCCGGACATGGCGGCTCCTTACGATTTCACGAACTGGCAGTTGCCAGCGATGACCCACAGCTGGTTGGCGAAGTCATAGGGCATGAGCAGGAAGACCTGCCCGCCACCCTGATTCTGCGCCTGCAGGTTGGTGGCGAAGGTGGCAGCGTTCTGCGCCCACAGCTGCGTGCACTGCCAGCGGTAGCGGGCGGCGCAGGCCTTGCCGATCAGCTGGGCCGTGGTGGCCTTGGCCCCCGCCGGGATCTTCGTGCCATCAGCCACGAGGATGAAGCCGCCGAACATGGAGGCCAGATAGATGCGCATGTCCTGCAGGCAGATCATGGCCGTCATCAGCGTCTCGATGTCGAGGTAGCTGTTATCGGGCACGCCCTCGGCATTTTCCTGATAGGTCGTGACCAGGCGCTCGATGTTGACCGTGCCGCTGTCATCCACCGTGAAAGTGCTGATGCCGTCATGCAGCAGGCTGTTGCGCTGGGCCAGCGTGAAGCGCCCGGCATCCGTGGGCGGCATGACGGTCAGGGCAACGCCTGTCACGGGGATTGCCGGATTGGTCCGGATGCTGGCTGCGACCAGTGCCCCGACCTGTGCCGCCCAGACCATGGGGCTGGACGGGCTGTCCGATACCGGCATGACCGTGGTGTGCGGGTCGTTCTGGGTCAGGCCGAACGTGGTGGCTTCCCCATACGTGCCCCGGTAGGCGGTGATGCCGTGGCCATACAGCTGGTTCATCGGTGCCCAGCGGCCATCGGTGTTGTTGAACAGCGTCTTGAACGCCGTCAGGCTGGCCGTGTCGGTGTAGGGATGGATGAACAGGTCGTACACACGGTCACCCAGCGTGGCGAGTGCGGTGGCGAGCGTGGTCGGGTTCTGCGTGCCGCCCGTCATCTGGCCCAGCGTGACCGACACGCCCGTGGGCAGGGACTGCCCGCCAGCAGTGCCCAGCAGGTCCACACCCAGCCCGATGTCGTTGCCGCACAGCCCCTTGTTCAGCGCCGTGACATTGATCTGTCCTGCCACGGTGTCATCGACTGCCAGCGAGACCGGCAGGCCGGTGACGGCGGCGGCAGCGGTGATGACGTTCTCGGCAATGGTGGCTGCCGTGTCGCCCGCCGTGACCAGCGTGGGGATCAGCTGGTCACCCACATACAGGCACAGCGTTCCGGATGCGGACGCGGGGCCTGCGATGGCGAATGAGCCTTTGGCGGCAGCAGCTGCTGCATCATCGGCCAGCGGCAGCACCCAGACCTCGCCCAGCGGGTCGAGGGCGAAATACTGCGCCACCATGATCGCGGCCTGTGAGCCGATGCCATACAGGCCCTGCGCATCGCTGATCCCGGCGGACAGGCGCGCGGTGCCCGCAAGGGCCGCGCCGGTCGTGGTCTGCGCGATGATCAGCACGCGGCGGCCGTAGGACGCGGTATTTGCCCTGGAATTGTCCAGGGCAAAATAAAAGCCGGGCACCCGGTTGTTGGTCGGGTAACCCGGCACCGTGATGGAGCCGCTCATGCGTGGGCCTCGGCGGGTTCAGGGATGGCCGCCGCGCCACCGGACAGGTGCGCGGGCGAAGGAGAGGGCGAAACAGGCGCGGCCGATGCGGCGGGCGGCGTGGCCTTCACCACGTCACCGTTGTGCAGGCACAGCAGCCAGAAGCCTGTTTCGGGCACGGTTTCACCCGCAGCCTTGAGCAGCCGCATGGTGCCGGGCCACCGCACTGAGCGGCCCGGGGCGGGTTTTACAAACATGTGGGGGACCTCAGTTGAGGGTGATCGGCACCTGCATGTCGGCGAAATCGGAATTGCCGTTCGCCTGCATCTGTCCGGTGACCTCGGTCAGCGGCGTGCCCGCAGGGGGGTAGTATTCGATGTATTCCAGACCGAACAGCATTCGGACTTCGCCGGTATGTTCGCGGGTCTCGCTGTTCACGATCAACTCGGTATTCAGCGAGGTGACCTGGGTGATCATCGCCTGCAGCCCGACATCGAGCATGATGGCCAGCTCGATCTGTTCCGCCAGCTGGTCCAGATCCATGGCGACCTGTTCAGGGGACGCACCGCACAGCTGACCCCGGATGGCCAGCGTGGTGACCCGCGTGAAGCCAGGCTGGTTGCGCCCTGTCGTTGTGCCCTGATCACGCGGGGCGGTGACGAGGATGGCAGGCAGTTTTGCGATCGGCAGCGGCAGGCTGCGGTTGACCAGCACATTCGCGCCGACCAGCGTCTTGGCTGCGATCAGCGCCTGCACGGCTGCATCGCGCAGCTGCACGCGGTAAAGCGTCATGTCGTATTGATGTCCACAAGGTTCAGTTCCAGACACGCACCGCCGTGACTGTCCGGCTGGACCTCGCGGATGCTGTATGTCTGGCCATTGATGACGAACTCATCGCCCTGGGCAGGTGGCATCGGGAAGTCCGACAGCCTGACACCAAGGCGGGGCAGGCTGGTGGTGATGTCCACAGGCGTCGTGCCAGGGAAATCCCCCTGTGGATCCAGTCCCCTGAAACCATCATCGAATATGCCGTTGATGATTACCGGACCGGATAGGGACTGGGATTGCCACGGGTAGGGATTGGCGAAGGCGTCCAGGCACGGACCGAGGACAAGCTGCCCGAAATCGATGCTCACGCAGCCGGGGGCGTGAAGCCCTGCTGCATGGATGCAGGCGGCGGCGTCATGACGGGCGCGGGCGGCAGCGGCGCATTCTTGACGTGGTCGGCAATGCCGGCAGACACGGTCGCGGCGTTTTCACGCGGGTCATTGGCGAAACGGGCGATGCCGCGTCCCTTCCAGAATGCGGCCGTCTCAAGGGGAACCTTGAGGCGGGTACCAATCGGATAGGGGGCCTTGCCCGGTTCAGGGTAAACCGGGATCAGGGTAAGAACCTCGATCCCATTGTTCTTCTTGTCGTCAGCCATCTGTCAGCCTCACAGGGTCGGGGAGGGAACGTCAGCGCCGGCAGCCATGACGGTGGCCGCCATGCAGGCGTTGACTCGCGACGGGATGACAAGGGGTGCCGACTGCATCAGCAGGTTGATGGTCGCCGGGTTTTCCTTGTACCAGAGCTTGGGGGCGTAGGCGAGCGGGCCATAATTGAAGGCTGGATCCATGATCAGGCCATAGGCGCGCGTGCCTTCCACACCGGGACCGCCAAGGATGACGGTGCCATCCGCGATCATCGGTTCCTCGACATCCGTCACCGGATCGACGTACCAGTCGTTGTAAAGGTAGAGGTCGAACTGACCCCAGCGGCCCATATACATGGCCCCCTTCACGACGCGGCCACCCAGATCCGCGCTGGAATCACCGGTGCGGCCGGGCCACACGATGGCATTCAGCACCTTCGGGTCGTTCTTGAACGCGTTCCAGGTGGAATTCGTGAAGATGACCTCGGTGGGTGCGGCACCGGACTTCTGCAGGACCAGCGCAGCCCAGGCGGTGATGTAGTCCGACGGGTAAACGCCGGTCTGCCCCCACTGCGCGGTGCCGGTCAGGGCCACGGTCAGGGCCGGGTCACGCTGGAAATCCACCACGATCGGGTCAGGGTAGCCTTCGCCGACGACGGTGATCTTGCCGCTGACCAGCGCATTGGCCGCCATCCATTCCTGCCGGCGCAGGATCATGTCCATCTGATCGGCCATTTCCCATGCGAGATTGGCTTCCAGCCGTTCCGCAGGCGACATGCCGCCCATCAGACGCTCGCCGATTGCGCGCCGCACGGGCTTGAGCAGGTCGGGGTTGCGCCAGTCCTTGATGTAGGCCGGCTTGAACAGGTTGGTCTGCCACTGGCGGCTTTCCACCAGCTTGCCTTCGACCAGCGGAGAGCAGAAGGGGGCCAGACGCCGCTTACCGACATCGACGTCGATCGCAACTTCCGGGGCGTCCGATTCCACCATGTTGGGGAACATGTGGTCGAGCAGGAAGCTCTGCGCCGTCTTGAGGTTACGCACGAAATAAACCAACTCGGCGATGTCGTACGCGCCGAGCATGGCGTTCAGGGACCCCTGAACGCCAGCACTACCGGTAACAGAACCTGCCACGGTGTAATCCTTGATTTCTATGGAAGAGCGAACGATCAGACGATGTCGTTCGAGAGGCCCGTCTTGATGAAGATGGCCCACTGGCGCAGCGCCTGCGTCAGGGTGTCGAGGGTCCAGCTCGCGTCATACGTCATGTAATTCGAGTTGAACTCGCCCATCTCGTAGATGGCCCCGGTCTGGGTCGCGCCAGCCGCCGTTTCCACGGCATCGACCACGATACCGCAGGGCGTCTCACTGCCATCGGTGGCCGTGGCCACGGACAGGATATACTGACCCGTCGCCGTTACGCGGCCGACGACCGCGCCGCGCGGCAGGGTCTGGCTGGCACCGAAGGTCACGGTGCGCGTGACCAGCTTCATGTTGCCCGCGACAAGCTGGTCAGGGACGAACAGGGCCGAGCGGGCCTGCGGATAGAAGCCGTAGCTGTTGAGGGAACCGGACATCAGCCGTTCTCCTTATCGATCGCCGCGCACATGGCGCAGGGACGCGCCAAGGCGTGCGCCGGGGCGGTTCTGGTTTTCCGATGCGTCCTGCGTGGCGGGTGCCACGGCATTGCCGCGCATGCGGCTGCGCAGGGACGGTTCACGCTGCACGGTTGCCTGCGGCGCAGGCGCGGGCATCGATGCGACGGTGGCGTCGAGGATGCCGATGGCCTTGCTGCGGGGCAGGTTCGTGCCGAACGCCAGTTCAGCGGCGGCGGCCGGGTTCACGGCAGCAGAGGGAGACATGAAGATCGCGGCGCAGCGGCCACGCTCACGCGCGCGGGCGGATGCCTTGGCGTCGTCCTTCTCGTCTTCCTTGTCGCTGTCGTCATCACCATCTTCGCAGCAGGGATCATCTTCCTTGTCGTCGGCCTTCTTGCCGGCTTTCTTGCCCGCCTTCTTGCCGTTGGTGCCCTCGTCCTCGGGGTCTTCGTTGGTGTCGTCACCTTCGGCCTTCTTGCCGTCGGTGGTCGTCTTGTTGTCGTCTTTGTCGTCACCCTCGGCACGGGGCTTGAGGTGTGCAAATGCGCTGGCGCCGGGTTTGCGCGGTGCGGACATGTAATGGCTCCAGAAGGGAGAAATCAGCCGATCGTGTCGAGCAGTTCGCGGAATGCCGCCTCTGCCCCCATCACGGCATCGGCCAGGCCGGCATCGACGCCGCGCTGGCCGAGGAAGGTTCCGGCCTGTGTGGCGCGCACACGGTCGGCCGGAATGTCGCGGTTGCGTGCAACCGTGGCGACGAACAGTTCACCCATCGCATCGATGTCGGCCTGAAACCGTTTGGCGGCCTCTTCCGACATGGTGGTCGTGGGATAGGAATCTGTTTTCTGGTCGCCGAACTGGAAGGTCGTGACCTTGATGCCGGCCTGTTCCAGCGCGCCGGTGATATCGACATGCATGCCGACGACACCGATCGAGCCGACCCCGCCCGTGCGCGGCACGATGATCGTGTCGGCCGAACTGGCGAGGGCATAGGCGGCGGAATAGGCGCTTTCGTTTACGATCGTGACGATGGGCTTTGCCCCGCGTCCTTCGTAAATGCGGTCGGCCAGATCGAAGCAGCCGGCGACCGTTCCGCCGGGGCTGTCGACCAGGAGGACAACGGCCTTGATGGACGGATCATTGATGGCCTGCTGGAAGGCGACATTGATGTCCTCGTAGAACGTCGCCCCGCTCCACCACCAGCCGGGGCTTTCACCGGGCAGCAGCACGCCGGAAACGGGGATGACGGCCACATCGGAAATCACTGTGCCTAGCACGGGGTCTCGGTCCGCCTTTTCCTGAACGGGGCCGAACATGGCCATATCGTCCGAACCATGCGCCAGCAGGTGCCGCACGACCTCCATGCGGTCAGGCGTGAGGGCGAGCGGGCGGCCCAGCATCCTCTGGGCAAGCGCGAGGCTCTTCATTCTGCTTCCGGTTTCCTGTCGGTTTTCGATGCAAGGTTCTGCCCGGCCCATTCCGGGGTGGGCAGGTTGCGGTCCTTGAACGCCTGCACTTCGATGGCGCGTTGATCGAGGGTTTCCTCCCAGTCCGCGCCTTCGTTCTCCGCGCATTCGGTCTCAAGGGTGGAGAGGCCGGCATCCATGCCCAACACGGCACCCTGTTTCTCCGCCACCGGATCGATCCAGCCACGGCCGGGGCCAAGCCAGATGGCACGGGCATAGGCTGCGCGCGCCTGAATGAACGGTGGCGCGCCGCGCGGCAGCGGCAGGGCATCCTCTTCCATGGACTCTTCCAGCCAGGACAGGCGGATAAGGGTCGGAAAGCCGATGCTGAAATCATCGCGCCGGCGCTTCATGGTCTTCCATGCTTCCAGCAGGGATCCACGGGCGGACGAATAGTTCACGTCCGACCAGTCATTGCTGACCTGCATGGGCGAGAGGCCCGCGCCACTGGCGACGTTGTTCAGCACCGCGCGCTCGAAGTCGCGGAAGTTGCTGGCCGGTCGGGCTGCCGAGACGGTGTTGATCTTCTCGCCCGGGAACAGGATCGGCATGCGGGATCCCGCAAGCGAGATGTTCCGATGCTGGTGGAAGGCGATGCGCTGGTCCTGATAATAGGCGAGCTGCTCGTCGCCACCTTCCAGACCCTCGGCCGTCATGGCGGGATCGAACGGGCTTTCGATGTAGGCTGCGAACGTCGCGTTGATGATCGCGGCGTCCAGTTCGGTCCCGTCGTATTTGATCAGCATTTTCAGGCGCTGCAGGACGGGCGTCAGGATGCCGGCACCGCCGCGATGCTGGGAGCCGCGATGATGCTCGAACATATGCACGACATTGGGACGGCCCCAGCCGGTCTCCCGTTCGTAACGGTCCCATGTGACCGTGTCGGCCGCGCTGTACCAGTCCGCCTGATGGGCCTTGCGGATCCAGTAGGCAATCGGCGCGCCACTGTTCGGGTCAATCTCGACCCCGTTGCGCAGGTTCTTCAGGTCGAAGGTCTGCTGCGGGTTGCTTAGGCGGTCCGGATCGATGATCTGGACGGTCGTGGCATATTGCGCGGCGCCAAGGCCGACGCGGTCCTCCATCCATGGCAGCAGCGCCAGGGCATCGCCATCCACGATCAGGTGACGGAAGGCCAGATGCATCTGCTGGCCAAAGGTCAGCATGCGCTCGGTATCATTGTAGCGCAGCGGATCGTCCGCCCATGTGCGCCAGTGGGCGTCCACGGCCTGCGCATACTCCTTCGCCCAGACCGCATCGAAAGCGGTGGTGCCGCTCAGGCGGGCAAGGGCACGGTAGTCAGGCTTCGATATGGGGCGAAGCTTGACGCCGATGGCATTGTCCAGTGTCCGTGTAACCGCCCCGGATGCCCAGCCGTCATTGCGGACCAGGTCACGCACGCGGCTGACGATCCGGTCACGATACGGGCTTAATTCCGTATCAGCGGACCCCAGGTAAGGCTGCCACCCCTGCATGCGCTGGCCGTACATGTCGGCCGCATCATACGGTGTGCCGAACGGCGAGGTCAGCGCGTTGAGGATGCGCCGCCCGGGGCCAGATTTCGGAACCAGAGGCGATGCCACCCTGCGGATGAAATCACCAACGCCCATCAGAATACAGGCCTCAGTGCCCTGCGGCGCACGCCGGGGATACCCAGCTGGCGCTGCAGTTGCTGGATCAGCATGGTCAGGTTGGAAATGGAGGCCTGATTGTAGGTAACCGACCGGCTGCCATCGCCCTGCGCATAGCTGACCGATACCACCTTTTGCCCGGATTGGAGGGCGATAAGGGTCTGCTGCGCGGTGCTCAGTGCCGCCTGCAGCTGAGCCTGCGACATACCTGCCAGAATGCTGGTTGCAGGGTTGTAGGTAGCCTGCGGCAGGAAGGGGTAGGGACTGCCCATCATAAAGGGGCATCTCCTTTTTGACCGGATCAGGGCAGGCGTTCCGCCCATGATCGTTTGCGTTTGGATCCGTCAGTTGACTGCGGATCCCGGCGCGTGACGGTGAGCGACTGTACCGCCATGCCGTCATGCAGCGGGCTGCCGTCCTCCTGCACCGGTTCGGCAGGTGGTGGCGGCGGGTGCTCGACTTTCTCGGCCGCGATGTCATCGGCCTTCTTGTTCAGCCGCAGACCGAGATACAGGAGGCCGCACAGGGCGGCGTAGCTGTAGACCGCAAGGTCGAGCGCCTCGTTCGCGCGGCCGGGTATCTTTTCCCAGACCCGGTATGTCTGGCCGCCCTTGGTCTTTCGTACGGACCGTTCTGCCACCAGCTGGGCGAAGTAGTTGATGTCGCGGTCAGCCGGGAAATGCATGTAGCCCGGCGATGGCTCATCGGGTTCCGGCTGGGGCAGGTGCAGGCGACTGCGGATCACATCCTTCGCCGCGTTGACCCCGATGATGACAGGGCGGAAAGCCGCCTTGTTGCGCGCGCTGGGGCGCTTTGTCGGCCAGACGGGGGATCTGGCCCCGCCACGCGCCGACTCACCCTTCACGGCCCAGATTTTGCGGCCCAGACGGGCACGGCAGAACTCATAGACCTTCTGCGTATGATGGCCGCCTGAATCGATACAGGCAGCTGCCAGGGTGAACGGGCGGCCATCGGCGCGATACCACTGCCGCTTGAGAACCTCGTCCACTCGTTCCCACAGTTCGGGGCCGTCCGGATCTCCCTCGATGACGATATGGGCGATGGACCAGCGTTCCTCATTCCGGCCCCAGCCCACGATCTCCAGTTCGACACGGTCGTCCTGGGTGTCGCCGCCGGCTGTCAGTATGGCTACGCCGTCCGGAACTTCCCCGGGCCAGACTTCCACGCGGGCGGCCAGGCTGATTTCATTCAGCGCACCGTCGCCGCGATCTTCGTAAGCCTCGCCCAGCGTCAGGTTGATGAAGGTCTGGCGCTTGAGCGGGTCGTTTTTGACGTCCAGCCATTCTGCTACCAGCTTGGTCCAGCTGGCATTCGGGAACAGGGAGTAACCTGCCCAGATGTGGAAAGAGGCGATGCCCTTGAACGGGGCATGCGCTACCCATTCCCCGGCATCGATCATGCCGGGCTTGTCGGCCTCCTCGATGATGCAACCATTGTGCCGGCACACGTAATGTGCGGTTTCCGGCAGATGGTTGCCGTCCTGGTCCTTGTCCCACTTGATGCCGTGGGCCGTGTCGGGGCCACCCCATTCCAGAGGCTGCTTTTCCCCGCAATGGGGGCACGGCACGTAGTAGCGCCGCTGGTCGCCCAGCTCGTACAGGCTCTCGATCCGGCTCAGGCCCGCGATGGTCGGGGTGGATCCGGCCGCGATCTTGCGGTTCCAGAATGTCTCCGACCGCTTGGCACCCAGCGCGATCTGGTCGCCTTCGCTGCCCGCGCCGTTGACCGGGTAGCCGTCCACCTCGTCGAACAGCACGATGCGGGCCGTGATACGACGGAAGCCGCCCGGGCTGTTCGCTCCCACCAGCGTCAGCGATGACCCGTTCAGCAGGGTCTTCTTGAGCAGCGTCTGGGACGACGAACGCGACTTGGGATCACCCGTCAGGGCTGCCAGGACGGGCGTGTCCCGCAGCATGGGAGCGATTTCGCTCTTGCTGTAGTCCTCGGCATCCGTTTCACGCGGCTGCACCAGAAGGATCGGGCAGGGGTCCTGCTGCAGGTAATAGCCGACAGCGTGGTCGAGGATCTTCGTGTAACCGACGCGGGCGGACTTCTTGACGTAGATCCGCTCGACAGCCGGATCCGTGAAGGCATCCATGATGCCGTTCTGGTAGGCGAATGCCTCGAAACGGCCTGTCTCCGCGCTCGATTCACGAGAGAGGACGGCATACTTTGCCGCCCACTGGCTCAGGGTCAGGCGCGGCGGCGGCTTGAGTGTCTCCCGGCGCACGCGCGCCAGTTCAGCCCGGAATAGCTTCAGCCCCCGCTCATAGAGGCTGCTGCCCGGTGATAGGATCGCCATCCGCAGTCAGTTCTTCCAGGACGCGTGTCACTAGCGTGGTCAGACGGTCCTGCACTTCGGCTACGGTCTTGCAGCGGTGCAGGGACGGGGCTTTCTCGGCGGCCATGGCGAGCAGCTTGGTGCGCACGCGGGCGTATTCCTCGCCAACGGTCTCGACCACCTTCGAACTTTCAACGACCTTTCCAGCTTTCAGGTCGTATTCCAGCTTGCGCATGAGCGCCTTGTAGTTCTTCTCAATCCGGTTGGCTTCCTGCGTCGTGTAGGGAGCCAGTCCTTTCTCGATCTGCTGACACGCTTCGTCCGGTATCAGGTCCGGACGCAGCTCATTGATGGGTGCAACCTCATCTGCAACCTGCAACCCGGGTTGCACCTCTGGTTGCAGGTCGGGTTGCAGGTCCGTGCGCTCGGCAAGCCATTCCTCGAACGACGCGACATCCACGCGCTTGCCGTCGGAAACAATCCTGCCGGAAGCTAGATGTTTTTGAATTGCCGCACGGCTTACGCCTGCGCGGCGCGCGGCCTCACTATGGCTGATCGAGGGTTTTTTCACGGAAAGTGCAACTGCAACTGCAACCTGAAAATTTTATCTCAGCTAGAGATCGTACGGGCTCGCGCAACCCCGCGATGCGAAAAGTCGCAGGAAGGACCCAAGGCATTCCCTACGCGGGGAGGGCGACCCTCCCGTGCATCTGGGCCGCCCGTGGGTCAGCGGGCCGTGCGGATGGTTTTCAGGATCGCCGCCTCGATGGCCTTCGGGCCTTCACGCTGGACCATCTCCGCCGCGCGCTGCTCGAAGTCGAGATGCTTGTCCACTGCCTTGTTGGCCCTGAACATGTAGAGCAGTTTCAGCTTCGCGGGGGCTGCGTTGCGGCGTGCGCCCCGTGCTGTCGGACGTTGCCAGATGCCACGGATGCCACGGACGGTGCCCGCGAACACGTCAGGGCGCGCCAGCAGTCGTTTGATCAGCCCACGTGGGATCTGGCCGTATGCGTCCGTCCTGCCATCCACTGGCACCAGAAGGTCACCCGTGCCATCCCTTGCGCCGACCCAGTGGTCGCCGCCGGTCTCGTATGGCGTCAGGTATTTCGCCTGCTGGTCCCGCAGCGATACCACCGCAGTCGGGTTGCTTTTCGTCGCCTTGTCCACCTGCGTGGCGCGTGTGGTGAACGGGCGCGGATGATCGAAGATTTCCGACATCGCGCTGTTCTCCAGTCGCATGGCATCGAAGGCCAGGCTGTTTACGGCGGTGGACGTCGCATACGGGATCTGCTTCTGCATGTCTGACAGATCACGCTGGATGCGTGATGTATCCAGCGTGATGCTGAAATCACCCATGGTCAGAAGTCGCAGCCACCGCTATCGAACCCGCCGCTGCTGCCGCCGCAGTCAAAGCCCCCACCGCTATCGCCGCCACCGCTGCTGTAGTCGAAACCACCGCCACTGGATCCGGCGTCGTTACCACTGCCTGCGAATGGATCAGGCGCGGGAGCTGCTGCCGGTGCGCTGACATCGCGTTCGATGACGGTGTCATGGTCGCGGCCGCCCATCATGGATCCGGCGATACCGCCCAGGAGCGCACCTTCGACAAAGTCAGACCCACCCGAACGACCGGAACCGGTATTGACTATGACGGGGGCTGCTGGGGTGCTGTCATTGCAGACCGGGGCGCGATCACGCCGCGCACGTCGTCCAAACGGGTCAGAAGGATCGCCATAAGTGCGATCCCCGAGACGACTACCATCGGACGCAATGCAGCTTGCGAAAGCAGGCTTAGGGTTTGCGTCATTCGTCTCAGCCTTTTGTCGGGTATCAGCGGCAACGGCCCGGGCAATCTGGTCATCATGTCCACGCCGGATCCGCTCCATCTGTTCTGCGTGCCGCTGATCGATCTGCATCTTGATCAGCTTGGCACGCCGATCCGACCAGGACAGCCATACGAACAGCGCAACGATGACGACAATGAACAGCAGGCACACGAACATGAAGCCCGTGCTGATATGCACATGGTGCGTGGGGTGCATTACGATTTCCTGTGATGAGAGGACGGGGGTCAAGCCCGGGCGATATCCAGCGGCACCTGGCGGAAGTCATCTTCCGGCCGCGCGCGCTCATGGAAACGGATGTAAGCCTTGGTTGCATCGATGCGGATGCTGTCGGAAATGGCCTGCATCGCGCGCAGCCATTCCTCATCATCGATATTGAGGCGGCGCAGGCTGAGGATCTTGTCCGTGCGGATCTTGCCCTCTTTGCCGACTTCGAACGCATCCGTGACGATGACGCGCAGGTTCTCGTCAGCGCCCTTGGACCAGCGCCCCAGGCAGCTGTCGATCAGCGACTTGGCAGCCTGCAGTTCTGGCCCAAACGAAATGGAATCACCCATCGCGATGGTGATCTTTTTCAGCCCGTCGTAACTGGTCAGCGTGATGTTGCCCTTCTGGCCGCCATATGTGGTGCCATACTTCTCGGCAATGAGCGCCAGGACGGTGCGGATGTCCTCGAAGGCTTTTTTGCGAAACCCACTCAGCGCCTTTCGCAGTTCCGCTGCGCCGGTGAACGTCTCGCGCACCAGCTCATCCACCATCAGGTGTTCAGGCTTGACCTTGTCACGGGGCACAAGGCGACCGCCTGAATCCTGCATGTAGCCTTCGGGCACCATCATGCGGCCTCCCGCTGCGCACGCCGCATGTTGGCCGCGCATTCCGCCGCGCGGTCGCTGGCCCAGATCTTCACGCCAGGGCGACGGTCACGGCCCGCAATACGACGATAATGCGCGGCGGCACGCTCCCAGACAGTGACATCCGTTGCGGGCTGGCGCGGCTTGCGGCTCGGCTTCATGAGGCTTCCTTGCTTCACGGGTGAGGGGACCGGCGTGCGTGACGCTACAGGTCCAGAAATTTCCCAGCGCCCGCGCCTTCGCGTGCGTGGCTGTATCGTGTCGTGGTCGCCAGCGATGTGTGGCCCAGCTGCTGCTGCACCACATGCGCCGGCGCGCCGTTGTCCTGCATGTGGCTGGCGTACGCGTGGCGCAGCCAGTGCGCGGAAACCTGCGATGGCAGGCCTGCGCGCTTCGCGGCCCGCTTAACGGAGCGGTGGACCGCATCGACGCTAAGCGGACCGCCATCGTGGCCGGGGACCATCGGCGCTTCTGGCCGACTATCAACACGCAGCGCCACGATCTCCTTCCACACCTTGGCGGGGATCTCGACGGTTCTGTTCTTGCCGCCCTTGCCGAACACATGGGCGACGCCGCCCTGCTGGCGGCGCTTGAGGTCTTTCCACCGGATGGCGCAAAGCTCGGAGATACGCAGGCCGGTGGCATACAGGACGCGCAGCATTGTCCGCCTGCGCGGGTCCGTTTCCCCATCAATGAGGTCGCGCACCTGTTCCTGCGTAAGGATCCGCTCATGAAGGCTGTCGCGCATCTTCGGCACACGGACGGCAGGCCCCACATCGCGGGGCAGCATTTCCATGGCAGCGCCATAGGACAGCAGCGACTTGACGGCCATCAGCTTCCGCCGTCGCGTGGCGTCCGCTCCCGTCAGGCTGTCGTACCAGCTTTGCAGGTCGGCCGCCGTCACCTGCGCCAGCGGTTTGCCCACATGCGCAAGGAAGGCGCGGACATCGCTTTCATACGCGCGGCGCGTGTTCGCACCACGGTTGTGAAGCCATGTCTTGATCAGCAGATTGTCGGCCGAGTTCTGAGGGGCTTTTGGGGCCTCATCAGTGGACGGCATGGCGCGGTCTCCGCTAACCATATGATTTCATTATAAAACGGGGTGGTTAAGCCCCCCTGAAATCCGCCAGATAACTGGTGTTATCTTGCGGCTATCAGGCCCCTGCATGGGGTTATCTTGCGGATGCCCGATCCGGCGCTGCCAGATAACTTTGAGTTATCCTTGCGGCTATGGGGCGCGCCAGATGGCGATGCACAGCATGGGCTGCGCCACGATCCAGCCCGCGAGAATGAGCAGATCGAAGAACCGGACGATCGGCATTGCGCTCAGTGCATGGATGAGATCGATCATTGTTTCGTCCCTAACCGGTGGGTCGCTTCGGCTGCTGCGCGGTCGAATGCGCTCCTGTTGCCGACTACACGGCCACAATCGTGATAGCCGTGGTGCATGCAATAAACGGCAGCCAGATCCGCCGCGCCTGCGCTGTCGTGTGCTTTCACCCAGAAAATGAACTCAATGCCATCCGGCCGACGTGCCAAAAAGCGGAAGCTGCGCAGAGGGCCGGCATTGATGATCCCGGCTTTCTGGTTGGCCACTGCTTCTAGATATTTCCTCGGGACCGGCGGTTTTCCGCCAATGCTATCGCTCATCGATCTACATGTCCCCGATCACTGACAGGACAGCGGCTGCCGCGCTGATCGCTAAAGCGATGCTAAGCGCCGTTCCAGCATTATGCCCCGCAATGTCATGAGCAGCATTCATGGCCAGGCCGCCGATAATGCCACCGAAACTAATTCGCGCTGCAACCTTGGCGGTGAACTTTCCCCCGCTCATCCCAGCGAAGGCGCGCCAACGCGCCGCCCGCGACTGCCCATCATGGGACCGAAGGCCAATGTCGATTTGACCAGGCCGGCGGGAAACTGCTCACTCTGACGGTCTATTTCTTCCCGGCGGATGGCGTTCACAACTGCCGTCACGACAACAGGGGACACGCGCCCAACGAAACGCTGGGCTTCCCGGCTTACCCACTGGCTATCTCCGCACCGCGCAACCGCATCATGGAACATGACCTGCGACGCCAGTGTCCCGATTCCGACATCAGCCCGATGACGGGGGAACGGTCTCCATTCCAGCGGCACGACCAACATGCGCCGGTTTGTCAGGGTCACGACAATGCCGTGCCGGTTACCGCGCAGGACAATGTCGCCGCGCGACAGGGTCGGCAGCTGTGATTTCATCTGATGGCTCTATGTTGGGAACGCCCGAGCGGGCATAAAAAAAGCGTGGCGTCCATTCTCTGGACCCACGCATAACGATAGTTTGCCACAAATGACTTAAAAGCGGTGGCACGTCAACCTTTCCATAAAGGTCCCGGCATCCCGTCATAATGTTCGGAAAGCTGTTCCAGCAGAAAACACAGCGCACCTGACGTGTTGCGTTTGTCCTGTTTCAGCCGTGCCGCCATGTCATTGAGGGACAGCCCATCGATCATCAGCAGCACCAGCAGCTGCTCGCCGCGCGCACCGATGCGCTGGCGGATGTAGTCACGGCGCGCGGCAGATCCCATACGCCCGATCATGGCGTCATGAATGTCACCGCGTTTTGCACCGTGTTCCATTTTCGGATCGGTTCCACCAAGGGCGCTGATTTCGTAATCGGTTGCCCAGAACTGGGCAGACTGGACCTGACCTTCGGTAATCGCCTTGGAACGCAACAGGCCATACAGCCCGGCGCACCGACGCCAGACCTCGACAGGGCGGGATTTCCTGGTGATCTCGACATCCACCAGCGCAAGGTCATGGTGGGCGATACGTGTCTCCGACGGACGGAAGTCGGGACGGTAGGCGGACTGATCGGGCGACTGTGCCCGACGACGGGAAAGGGCGGCGACTGACACGCGAAGCCTTTCAGTAAGCAGGACTCCCGGCGTCATCGTCTCTTTGCGGAACCTGCTGCATCTGGGCATCAGGCAGGATCGATCAGCGGCCAGGAATTGGCCACAATATATCCCCCTTTTGTACACAGGTCAGTAGCCGAGTCGCCAATTCCTGTTTTCCGCCAGTTTTAATGGGTGCGGACCGCCACAGACCGCGAAATAATCCACATGGGATCAGGCCGGTACCAGCCGGTTCATCTGCGCCAGCGTGTTTTTCCATGACCGGTAGTCCGATGGCGTGCCAGGCGCGATGACAAACTGCGCCGCACGATCATGCATCAGGCGGATATGCCCCTTGCTGGTCAGGCTGCCGCGCCAGCCTTTGGCACGAGCACGCGCGATCAGTTCGCGCACATGCTTGTGCCGCCGCATGTTCATGCCGCCACGTCCTGCGGGCGGTAGGCATCCAGATAGGCATCAAGGGTCAGTTCCGTTGGTCTGCCAAGGCTGGCGGCAGTCTGTGCCCATTCCCGCTTGGCGCGGCCGTAGTCGCCCAGTTGCTGCATCAGGTCAGACCATTTGCGCCGGTCTTCGGCCAGATCCGCGCGGGCCTGCTTTTCCCATTCCTCCATGACCGGTTCTGGCATCGGATCAGGGGCTTGCACCTGATACTGTTCCCACGCAGCCCGGATCGGACCCTGGAATGCGCCCATGTGGTTGGGTCGGGCGGTCAGAACCTGCTTATGCGCCCTGACGGCTTCGATCAGGATGTGCGGCGGACAGCCTTCGGACAGCCATTTGCGGATTGCCGGGTATTGCTGCCGCTTGCCTTCCGTGAAATCCGCTATCTCCATCACTCTTTCCACCGTGTCGGTCAGGACGGCCTGGGGGACAGGGGCTTTCGCAGCAGGTGCCGGGTTTTGGGTTTGGTCGGTTTCGTCAGGTGTAGGTGTAGAAATAGGATAATTATCTAATTCTATATCTATACCTAACGGAACCGAAGAACCGACCGGGGAAACCGAACCACCGGAAACCGAAAACCGATTTCGGTTTTGGTTTGGGTTTTCGGTTTCTGCCGATTGGGTGGAGGGAACGGAGACCATCAGCGCGAGATGCCGCTGGCGTACGGCTTCCTCGGCTGCCTGGAGACGACGGGCTTTGGCCTGTTCTATCGTTTCTCCATTGCGGCGACGGCCACCAAGCATCCCGTTTTTGCGTGCCTGTTGTGCCTTGAGCGTATCTCCGGCCGGGATTTCCCCAGCGGCCTGTGCTGCTTCAAAGCGGCGAAGGTTTTCGTCCCGCTGGGCACGCCGCCGCGCACGCTCCTGCCGGCGGATCTCGCGCTGCAGCAGATGGGGGCTGTACAGCGCGCCATCATCATCCCGCGCGGCAAAGCCCCATTGCTCGATCATGGGCAGCGTGTGGGCCAGCACATCCGGGCTTTCGCTTATGAACGTCGCAACCTCGGCATCCGTCAGCATGTGCGTGCCGCTGCGCAGCACGATCATCCGGTTGGCCTTGAGGGTATCGATCAGGGAATGTGCCACGCCACGCGCCTCGGCCGGCATGGTGCGGATCATGGACCACGGCGGCACGGCCTCGGCGTCGAAATCGGCAACTGTTGGCAGGGTTGTCATGCGTCGCCTTCCTCGTCTTGGGGCGGACATTGGTGCGGACAGTCCGCGCACCGGGCGCGCAGGCGCTCCAGTTCGTCCGTCGCCAGCCGCAATGCCTGTCGGTTTGCGATCAGGTGGGTGACGATGCCCGTCAGGCCATCAGGCAGCGCATAGATTCGGGTCAGGAACAGGCTTAGGGACGGAAAGTAGCTTCCACGGTCCAGCCGCAGCCCAAACCCGCGCCCGAAGTCAAAAGAGATGCCCCGTGGCAGTTTTATTCGTTTGGGCATTGCCTACCTTCATCCACCAGACGGAAAATTTCGTCGCGTAGCTCGTCGCACTCGATCATCAGTTTCATCAGTTCTTCGCCACGCGGGGCGGAGACACCATCCAGCCAGTTGCGCACGGTGCGCGGACTGGTATCGATCCGGCCGGCCAGAAGCTTGGCGCCGTTCCGGATCCGTCCGTACTGGCGCGTCAACACGCCCCGGACCGTGTCGCGGTAAACAGCGGCCGTCATAAAATGAATCTTCTGAGTGCAATTTGACCAATTCTTTCCCACCCGTTTCCTCCATGATCTCTCTCAGCAACAAGTGAGATCAGGACCGGGTAGGAAAGGGGTCTATATGAAGCAGCGCATGTCCCAGCCATCGCGGGTGAGGGACGGGGCATGTGCTGCGTCAGACCTGATGCCACCATCATGCTGACACCTCATTCTGTTCAGGATTGCCCAGGTCCGCAGCCCGTGCAGGGGCCGCGAACACACGCACCGCATGTTCACCACACCACACACGACGCACGCACGCAGGCCTGCCGCAGAACGCGGGCCGCACGCCATGGCGCACGGTCCCCTCGATCCACTGGCAGGTTGCGCCGCTGGTCGTGGCGGTGGGTGAACGACGGGTCATCAGGCCGCCGCGCCTACTGCCGACGACCACGACACGCACGGAAAACTACTCCGGTCATAACGGATGCTGCAGATCTGCCCATGGCCGTAAATTTCCTGCAGGCTGCGAGTAATCGCATCACAAGCAATTTCACAGGCGATTGCCTGGAACGGACTGATCTGAAAGGGGACGCTCCAGTCAGCGACCAGCCGACCGTTCTTCACATCGATACGCTTCACGTTCAGGCCACACCGGGCAGCCGTAGCCAACGCGACTTCGACATTCCGCTTTTCGCGCTCGATGTCGTAAGCTGCCTTGTCCTGGGCAGTCCCGGTCGGCTTCGCATCAGCTTCGTCAGCAGCCTTCCCCACAGGCGTGTCCAGCAACGGTTCATTATCAAGCGTGCCCAGACCGGCATTGAGACCGACAACCGGCTCAGATGCGCCATTGCCCATGTCCGTGTCGTCATCCACCGACGGCACTTCTCCAGTCATGATGTAATCACCGAACATAGCCGCATGCTCGATTACGTCCTCGGCTTCATAAGTGTAGTCGGCCGCATCGGCATGCCGGATGGCCATGGCCAGGCACGCCGCGCGCCTGTTCTGGGGATGCGTCCAGTAGTCAGTTTTTTTACCCATAGGGGCAATTTCCTATTCAGACAGTTGGAGGAAACGGGGATGGTGCCGCGTCTTCATCGCGCACCTCGGAAGGCAGCATTCCGGACAGGTACTGCTCGAAAATGCATGCTGCCTTGACGATTTCTTGCGGGTCCTGCAGCCCGACATTCTGGGCGCGCGATATGCATTCGCGCCGCAGCAGGCCGCGCCTGCGCGCGGGCCACTTCCACGGCATGAGCAATGCGCACCAGAATCCGGGGACCATCGGAACGACTGGCTCCGTGTCGCGATGGCGGGGGCGTGGCGGCATTGGCGCTTTAGCCACGGGGCTGCCCCTTCTGCCTTGCCTTGCTACCTGCAGCGCCGGTGGTCGCCCCCCGCAATGCCTTGATTTTCGCGTTGAGCCGCCGCGCATTGGCAAAAAGACGCATGACCATCGCGTGCGTGTTCTGGGCATCTGCCAAAGTGGGGGGACGAATGCCGTTCATGAAACCGGACACGCCACTCTGCCCGGTCACGATTTCCAGCCTTTCACCGTGGCGCTGGGCCAGCACCGCGTCGAAATCGGCATCGACCGTAACCGTGATGGGATCACGCGGCTTGACCGGGATTCCATCGACAAGGGGGGCACAGAAAGGCGGATGCCACGCGAAATCCCGCGTAATCACGTCACCCGGAAACAGGCGGCAATGCTCACTGCTGACAGCAACACCGTTGATACTGACCGAACCCTTTCGGATGAGGCAGCGTGCATCCTCGGCATCGGTCGCCATCCCATGGAAAACGAGAAAGTCCACAAGGTGAGACACCTGGCTTTTTTTCGTACCGGCGTGCTGCGACCGGGCGGCGGTGATCCCGTCAGGAATGGCTGTCGTGCCGGGGGATGACATGACGTCATCCCCCGTATCCTCTACCTTGTCGGCTACCACACACAACGATGGAGAGGAATCCGATGAACCTTGATCCGAATCAGATAAGGCTTGTGAAGCTGTCGATTCTCCACGACCTGAAGGAGACGAAACAGGCATTTCAGGTTGAGATGGAGTTAAGCCCCATGCAGGCGAAAACGCTGCCGCCGCTTGCAGGAGGGGCGGGAGAGAGGAAAGCGATACTCCCTGACGGTTCCGTGACAATTCGCATCCGGCTTCAAACCCTTCCAGCCACGACGACAGAGGACTGGATTGCGTCGGCCTGTTCCTATCTTCACACGCATTTTCCAGCGCCTTCAGCAGGGCAACCAGTTGCCGGGGGCTGATGGCACAGGTCTGATCCGGGTCGGCGTTGGAAATTTCCCATTCATCGACCCGGAAACCGAGCATGTCGATTTTCATGCTGCACTCCGTCGGTCAGATTTCACGCAGGAGGCGATCCTGCGTGCATTGCACTCCCACTCAAGCAGCCGCTCTTCCAGCTCATCCACGGGAAGGGACATCTGCGAAAACATGTCCTCGGGAAGCCCAAAAAATTGAGCGACATATTTTTCCCGTTTCTGGATGGACAGGGTGATGCTCATGCTCTCCCCCAGCGGCTGATTTCAGGAAAAGAACAGATTAAACAATGACTATTATCGCCATTATTCTTGTGGCCTCTCTGCCCGGCATTATTGCCGCGATGAAGGGCCGATCCTTCTTTCCATGGCTGATCTACGGCTGGGTATTGTTCCCGATAGCCATGATCCATGTCCTGTTTGCCAGAACGGGCGCGAAGAAGGCCCTCCATGACTGGAACACGGCTGAGGTCGAACCGCCCAATCCGCGACGTCGCCGCGCCAAACAGGAAATCTCCACGGTCGAGATCCAGAAGACACGAATCATCATCGACTATCAGGATGGGGCAGGGGACGCGACCCAGCGCACCATCGTGCCGCAGAAGCTCGATTTCTACGTCAACAAGGATGACGTGGTCATCATCACAGACATTCATGCCTACTGCGAATTGCGGAAGGCTCCGCGCCAGTTCAAATACAGCCGGATCAAGGGAGCTGCTGATGCCGAAACCGGAGAAGATATCCCAAACATTGGGAAATACCTGTGGCTTCGGCGAATATGGAACGATACCCAGCCGCGTAATGTGGAACCTGTTAGCCCCCAAAACACAGTAATTTCTTCTGATAAAGAGCCAGAAATACAAAAAATTCCGAGAGCCGACATCCTTTGGAATGATGATTATAAACGATGCAATACAAAAAAAGAGCGTATCACAATCATCTATAACAATGATGGCTATAGTCGAACCGAAAGAACTATTTGCATTACGTCTTATACAGTCTACGTAAATAGGAAAACCGGATGTGATCAGATCGCCAACATTAATGCGTTTTGCGAACTGAGGGATGGACGCCGTGCTTTTCTTTTCACCAATATTGAAAAAGCATGGCTGCCGGATACTGGCGAAGTACTCGACAGCGCAGGGCTGGTCGCATTCCTGCAGTCCATCACTACTTCCGTCAAAGAGATCGTGCGCGATCGACGTGAGACGCCGGAAGATGCTTATGTGAAATCGGCCCCAATAAATATTGATTATACCGAGATAAGCGGCACCAAAACCTCTCGGACTGTTGTCCCGCACCGCATCGGGTTTTTGTGCCCTGCCGAGGATACCCACCAGGTCGTCGATCTTTACGCATACTGCGAGGGGGTTAAGGACGACAGGCAGTTCAAGATCGACCGAATCACGGCCGCAGTGGACGCAGAGACACGACAGACGATTCCCGACATAGGAGAATATCTCTGGCAACGCAGAACGCAGAGTTAGGTCTTGGGCGGGGATCATATTCATGCCGCCCCCCTCTGCTCGAAGATATCGGTCAAAGACGATGGAACAGGGCTTTTCGGGACCAATTCTTCGATCGATATCCCCAATGTATCGGCGACAGTTCTGAGCTTTTCCGTCGGTACCAGAGCAGTTCCCGTGATCCAGCGAGAAACAGTGGGTTCGCTAACACCCACGATTTTTGCCAGTTGCCGTTGGGTCAGGTCGGCCTGCTTAAGGAAGACACGTAAGCTCATGCACCGAGATTTATTCAGATGAAACTTTCAGGTCAAGAAAGTTTTCATGTGGTGGCATCCACTATGTGCACGTGTAGTGGCACCGTTTCGCCATGAGCGACAAGCATCTCACACCCGAAGAAGTAGAGCTGAACTGCCACACGTTGCGGTTCGTTCGACCTTGGATGCGCTTGCGTGGCGTGACTCAGCGACACCTAGCTGAGGGACTTGGGATGTCCGAACCATCTGTCTCTAAGTGGCTGAATGGTAAGGTAAATATGACGTTGTCGCAATTCGTAAGGGTGGCGGAATTGTTAAAAGCCACCCCCGAGCAATTGTTATTTGATCCAAAAGAAAGCCTAAAAGCCGCGCGTTATAAGGAAATCGCTGAGCTGGCTAATGAATTGGATTCGGAGAAATTGGATATCTGGATCAAAACAGGAAAAGCGATGTCCACGAAATGACAGTTTCACTAAATGAAATTATTCTTGACTAGATACTTTCATTAAATGAAACTACCTCCATCGCCACCCGCGATGGAGGTTCTTTATGCAGACCCGTGAATACCACACGGTGGACAAACAACCGTTTGGCCCCGGTCCCTGGGACAATGAGCCCGACAAGACTCAATGGCAGGACAAGGCGACTGGCCTGCCGTGCCTGATCAAGCGAAATCCGGAGCTCGGGATCCTGTGCGGATATGTGGGCATTCCGCCCCAGCATCCGCTCTATGGCCTGACGTATGATGACATGCCGGACGCTGTTCATGAGGCAGCGCATGGCGGTCTGACATTTACCGGCGGCTGTTCGCATGGCGATGAAGCCACGTCGATCTGCCATATCCCTGACGACGGCGAGCCCGACACCGTATGGTGGCTTGGCTTCGATTGCGGGCATTGGGGTGATCTTAAACCGGTATTTGCTCAGATGAAGCGGCACAGCCCGCGTGGGGATTACCGGGATCGTGCCTATGTGGAGGGCGTATGCGCCCGCATGGCGCAGGTGCTCCAGCAGATGGGTGCACAGTCATGAGCGGTGACCTGTCCCGCATCGAGCCGCCGGAAAAGGTCATCGAGCTGCGCACCATGCGTCTGGATGGCTCCCGCCTCGAACCCTACGTTGCCTTTACCGCAGCGGATGAGACCCGTGCCCGCGCCTTGATCGCCGATGCCGAACGGTCCGACCTGCGCGATGAAAGGCCGTTCCGTATCCATGTGCTCCGCAGCACCCGGCGGGAAAAAACGCTCGATCTGATTATCGCCCTCAGCGGCCAGCCTTCCCATGCATCGGAAATGGAAGCCGGGGCTGTCATCGATATCCATAGGAAATGGGAGACATTGCTGGCCGCGATCCTTGCCGAGAAGGTCGCAGGCATGGGGGAGGGGAAATGACCATTCCGCTCCCCGAGATTGCCGCCAGTGAGGCGCGTGACCTGCAGACCGCGGTCCTGCGCCGGCAGGAATGCGAACGCCAGCTGCGCCTGGCGCTGTGCACCAATCCCGCTCCCGGCATTGTCCTCACCCACGCCGAACGCTGGCGCATCCGCCAGTGCATGGCGCTGCTCACCCGCGCCATGGATGCCGAGGATATCATCACCCAGCAGATCGGCTGCCACCGCGTGGCAAGCCATGTTCCGAACAAGAAGGACGCTGCAGCATGACCGACATTTTCCGCCCCATGGCGCCGCGCGATCTGGCATCGCGCTCGACCCTGACCAACCAGTCCGTCGCCATGAACCTGCTGCACCAGCACAACCGATTCATGATCGATGCCGAGCAGGCAAAGGCCGAAGGCATCGAGCAGGCCTGCCGCCACGCCACCAGTCAGGCCGATGCCCGCTGGATGGACATGGAAAGCCTGCTGCTGCGCGCAGCCCCCATCGACAACGCCAGTGGCGAGATCGAAGCAACCATTTTCGCCGCGCGCCGAAAGGCGGGGAAGGTGGCGTCATGAAGCTTCGTGGTCTGGATCGGGCACTGCAGATCCGTGAGCAGTATCGGAAGGCCGTAAAGGCGTTCAATGAAGCCGCCGAATTTCCTCAATGCCTGTTTCCGTTAGGAACCCATTTCAGTTCTGGCCCGGATATTGCGCAACTGCAGGGCGTGGAGGTGCTCCCGCTGCTGGGGAAGCAGGCGGCACGTATCGCCGTCGAACTGGTGGACATGGGCATCGATATGCAGGGCGAGATCGGTGAGCATCTGGGGCCATATATTTTGGCCGTCAGGGATGAGAACCGGGCACGCTGCAAAGAGGTGTCGGCATGATCCACCTGCCTGAACACGTCCGGCTCAACCTGCCAACAGCGCAGGAAGTCGGCGCGCATGTGCTGTTTTTCTTCGTCGTATGGGGTTGCCTGGGGCTGATCATTCTGGAGTGCCTGCCATGAAGACAGTCCACATCGGCATGCGCCAGAAGGTGCTGGACGCCCACCGCGACGCCATCCGCTACACCCATGCGCCTGCCGTCCCGGCCACCACCGTACGCCGTTTCATGCCCGGCCTGAAACGGCAGAGCCACGTCACGCGGATCCTCAACGACCTGGTGCGCAGCGGCATGCTGGCCAAGTCCGGGTACGACGACCGGGGCAGCTTCGTCACGACCTACAGCATGCCTCGGAAAGTGGGAGGCCAATCATGACCGGGACAACTACCGGAAAGGGCATGAGCCAGAAAGCAGTCATGGAGCGCCTCAAGAAGCTGCTGGCGCTGTCCAGGTCCAGCAACGCGCACGAAGCCGCCGCCGCACTGGCGCGCGCGCAGCAGCTCATGCACGAACACCAGATCACCGAGGATGATCTGGTCCTGTCGAATATAGGGGATTTTGCGTGCCGCTTCACGTGGGGCGCGAAGACCCGGCCGACCAGATACCAGACCCGTCTGTGGTCAATGATCAATGCCGTCTTCGGGGTAAGATCGGTCTTTATGGAAGGATCTGGCCAGATCCGTTTCTACGGCCTGACAGACCGTGCCGAGATCGCAGCCTATACGTGCGATGTGCTCAGCCGCCAGCTGCGCCAGGCGCGTGCTGACTTCTTGGGGGCGCAGAACAAACGCATCAAACGCACCACCAAGATCAGCCGGGCCGATAACTTTGCCGAGGGCTGGATCCTTGCCGTGCGCAGCAAGGCGCAGCGCCTTGTCATCTCGCCCGAGGAAGAGCAGCTGCTGCTGCGTTATGAGGACACGGCATTGGGCGAGATGGAGAAAATGACGGAAGGACGTGCTGCGCCGCCCTCGCGCCGGTCTGACCAGGCGTTCTGTGATGGCCACAGGGAAGGGCGCAAGGCACAACTGCATGCCCCTATGGCAGGTGAACAGCGGCTGGCTATCGCGGGGGATGTCCCATGAGCACCATTCCCAGCGAAGTCGTGGAAGCCGGAGCGCGTGCGCTGTGCGAATCCTCTAATGACCCGCGCGGTCCTGACGCCATGGTCGAGACCATCCATGGCGGCACATTGGTGCCCAACTGGCAGAACTACCGCCGGGCAGCCGCCAATGTCCTGATCGCGGCCGCGTATGCATCCAAAGGACTGAAACCGCATGCCCTGAACGATCAGGCGCATCCGTGCCTGCGTGGTCTCCAGTTTGGGCAGGAGATCTATGACGTGGAAATCTACGGCGACGGGACCGGTCAGTACCTTGGCCAGGTGGTCGAAAGCGGTAGCCCCTGCCGGATTGTATTCCGTGGGCCGCTGGTCAGGGAAGGGAATGTGAAGCTGATCCGTGCGCGCGGCGTGCAGGCATGGATGGCAAAGGAACGGAAGGACGTCACGGCATGAAGGATGCATCGCGCCTGCCGTATTGGCCGCGTGCCATGAGCGAGGAACTGGCGGCCGCGTATGCCGGTGGCATCAGTGTCACGACGCTGCGGCGAGAAGTGGCCGAAGGCAATGCGCCCAGACCCCATCATATTTCCGGCCGCCGGGTCGTCTGGTTCATTGAAGAACTCGATGCCTGGATGGACCGGATCAAGGGTCAGGCCGCCTCAGCCAGGCCCGGACAGAAACGGACAACGAATTCATGGACTGCTGCTGCAGCGGCAGCAGGGAAGACCAGTGGCCAACGTCGTTCTACCTTACGTTAATACCTATCAGGCCCGTCGCAAAAAATACGCTTATTACCGTCGGCATGGTGTTCGCCTGCGGATCGCGGGCGAGATCGGCAGCCCCGAGTTTCTGAAGTCCTACCAGGAAATCCATAACCGTTTTGAGCAAAGCGAAAGGCCTCGGCCGGGCATTATTCCCGGCAGCCTGGCCGAACTGATAGCCCGTTATCGGGGAACACCGGAATGGACGCAGCTCAAGCCCAGCACGCGGAAGGACTATGAAAAGTTTCTCCAGCCGCTGGAGGATGATTTCGGCATGGCGCTGGTGTCTGAACTGGACAGGGCAGCCGTAAGGCTGGTCCGCGATCGCTACGCTTTCCGCCCCGGCCGGAAAGAAGGGGATGACCCGATTCCAAGCCCGCGTCGTGCCAACAAGACGGTATCGATGCTCTCAATCCTGATGAGCTACGCCATCGAGATCGGCATGCGTTCCGATAACCCGGCCCTTCGTCCCAAACGGCTCAAGACCGGTCCGGGCTATCGGGCATGGACGCGTGATGAAATTCAGACCTTCCTGCGGGAAAAGCCGCAGTTTCGGCTGCCCCTTCTGCTTGCGCTGGGTACGGGGCAACGCGGGATCGACCAGATTGCCATGACCTGGAGCGCCTTTGATGGGGACGTGATCGAGGTCGTGCAGGAGAAGACGGGCGCAAAGGTATGGATACCTTGCCATCCCGAACTGAAAAGCGTCCTTGAACGGGAGTTGACGCTGCGCACTGCGGATACCATCCTGACGTACGCACCGGGCAGGCCATGGGAACTAGGGCAGTTTCAATCCGCTGTCAGTAAGGCAATCCGGTCTGCCGGGCTGAAAGGAATTGTGTGGCATGGCCTGCGGGCGACAGCGGCATCATGGTTGGCGGAAATGGGATGCACGGAACGGGAAATCATGTCGATCACGGGACACACTACGGCCGCATCCGTGAGCGTATATGTGCGTCATGCCGAGCAGAAAACCCGCGCGGTGAATGCCATCGCCAAGCTCTCCAATCGCGCCCTGGAGCAGCGGCAGGAAAAGAGGGGAGTGACTAACATTTCTAAACAGGGGAAAAAAAGTGACTAACAACGATACCGGCCAAGCCGTAGAAAAGTTGTCTAAGTCCTTGAGGATAAACCCTAACGTGATGGTAGCGGTGGACGGATTTGAACCGCCGACCAAGGGATTATGA